TAAAGATTTGTTTAAAAAAAATCCAAAGGGATATGATGATAAGTTATTTAAAAGTATAACTGGTAATACTGTAGGAACTGCAAAAGCTTTTGAAAAAGCAGGTTTAGAAGTACCAGATTATAATTATGATACTATGAATGATAGTATAGATAGTTGGATGAAAAAGGGCGGAAGTATTAAAAAGAAAATGAAGAAAACTAAAGCAAAGAAACGTCCTGCTCTTCGTGGTTACGGTACAGCACTTAGAGGGTTCTAGTGGATAGTAAAAAAATAATAAAGCTATACCAAAAGTCTGTTGATCAAGGTATAGATAATTATGATTTACTAGACAATGATATTAAGAAACCTATTAAAGAAGACTATAGTGATTGGGATAACTACTGGGTTTCTCTTATCAGCTACATGAAAGAAAAGTATAGATATACATATGGCAGTAAAGCGCAAAAAAAGTAATATGAAGGGCATGACTATTGGTAGAGGCATGAAGCGTCCTACCAAGTCTGGTGCTGGCATGACCAAGAAGGGTGTTGCCAAGTATCGTAGGCAGAACCCCGGTTCTAAACTACAGACTGCTGTGACTGAAAAGAAACCTACTGGTAAACGTGCAACAAGGCGTAAGTCTTACTGTGCTAGATCAGCAGGACAAATGAAGAAGTTCCCCAAGGCTGCAAGTAATCCTAACAGTCGTCTAAGACAAGCCAGAAAAAGGTGGAGATGTTAATGAAAAAAGCTGTAGATGCTCCTAAAGGTTTTCATTGGATGAAAGCTGGTAAGGGATTTAAACTAATGAAGAACCCTAGCACTGGCTATAAATCTCATAAAGGTGCTTCTAAGAAAGCAAGCTTTGAAGTTCAAAGTGTTCATAAAAAATGAGTGTTGCCACTAAACGTGATCCTAAGAAGTGGGCTGCGGCTAAGTCAAGAGCAAAGGCTAAGATGGGTGGTAAGCACTCAGCAAGAGCAATGCAGTTAGCCACTAAGTATTATAAAGATGCAGGTGGTACGTACTCAGGTAAGAAGAAAGCCAGTAACAAATTATCTAAGTGGACAAAACAAAAATGGACAACGAAATCAGGCAAGCCAAGCAGCAAGACAGGGGAACGGTATCTTCCCAAGAAAGCAATCAAAGCATTGTCATCAAAGGAATATGCAGCAACCACCAAAGCAAAGAGAAAAGGGACTGCTGCCGGGAAACAGTTCGTGAAGCAGCCAAAAAGAATAGCTAAGAAAACAGCAAAGTATAGGAAAGCGTGATGGCAGTATCAGGTACATATGATTTTAATCTTGATATAGATCAAGTAATACAAGAAGCAACTGAGATGATTGGGGGAGAGCAAACCCTTGGTCACGAACCTGCTTCTGCTAGACGTTCAATAAACCTTATGCTTAAAGACTGGCAGAACAGGGGAGTTCTCCTGTGGACTACAGAGACTACTGCTGTTACTGTAACTTCCAGTGTAGGTTCTTATAGCCTCAGTAGTTCTACTATAGATGCTCTTGAGGTTGTTCTTAACAGGGATAGTACTGACATTCAGTTAGAACGTATCTCTCCTGAAGAATATCTAATAATTCCCAACAAGACCCAGACAGGTAGACCTTCTCAGTATTCTATACGTAGGGGACGGGATAACCCTGTTCTTTCAGTATGGCCTATACCAGAGAACTCTACTGATGTAATGAAGATTGAACGTATCAGTGCATTGCAGGATGTAGATAAATCTGCTGGACAGAATGCAGACATGCCTACACGTTTTCTACCACCTCTTACTTGTGGTCTTGCTTACTACATGTCAATGAAACGTCCCGGTGTAGAAGCTGCTAGAATACAAATGTTAAAGACTAACTACGAAGAACTTCTTGCCAGAGCCTTTCAAGAAGATCGTGAACGAGCTACCATGAGGGTTGTGCCTAGATTGAGGTATGTCTAATGGCAAGTAATAAGAACGCACTAGCCATGTGTGATACGTGTGGCTTTGTCTACCCTCATCGGGTAATGCGTTTTAATAGTTATGGTATGTTAGTATGTCCTACAGACTTTGAAGGACAGTTTGATCTAAAGAACCATCCACAAAATAAAGTCCCTGATGTTAGAGACAACCCTGCTATACGTGATCCACGCCCTGACAATGGCGGTAGGAACCTTACGTGGGCGGAAGCTACGACTAACTGGGAAGACACAGACAAGTATTGGAACCTAATATGACAGACTTAACCGGAAAAACAATTGCTAATACTTATAAGCAACTACTAAGAGTTGGTGTAAGTACCAATACTGGTGTTAGTGCTGGCCTTACTACTATTGAAACTGGAGATGGAACTAATAGTTCTTTTGAATTAGCCACTGGATCAGCTAAATTTACTGGTACACTTGCTATAACAGGTGCTACTTCTATTGCTTCTAATCTACATGTATCTGAAAAAGTATGTGCTTCTGCATTCTATGGTGATGGTTCTAATATTAGTGGTGTTACTGCAACTATTGCAGGAAACATCTCAGTCAGTAATGCCACAGTAGGTGGTAATTTATATGTAAGTGGTACGGCTACCATAGTAGGTGCAACACATCTACAGGCTGCTCTCTCAGTTGGTGGTGCAGCACAGTTTGGTTCTACGGTTACAGTATCAGGTGCAGCACAACTACAGAGTACAGTAACAGCCGTAGGAGCAGCTACCTTTAAGTCTACAGTTACAGTAGAGAATGTAGCAGCCCTAAAGAATAATGTAACAGTTGGTGGTACATTTAATGTAGCAGGTGCTTCTGGCTTTACATCCAAGGCAACCTTTAGCAATGACGTATCAGTAAGCGGTAGACTTGATGTAGCAACGTCAGCCTGTATTGGTGGTGTTCTTGATGTTGAGGGTGTAGCAAACTTTGCAACTAATGTAAGTGTAAGTGGTAATGTAAATGTTGTTGGAGATGTAACTGCTGCCTTTTTCTACGGTGATGGTCGTAATCTTACAAACGTAGAAGCAGAGTTAGGCACTGCTACTAATATCTCTGTCTCTGGTTTTGTAAATGTAGGAGGCAATCTTTCTGTTAGTGGTACATCCAATGTAATTGGTGCTGCTAGTTTTCAAGCTACTGTTACGGCAGTTGGTGCGGCTACATTCAAAGATGACGTATCAGTAAGTGGTAATACTAGACTATTGGGTACAGTAACAGTTGGTGGGGCAGTAAGCCTAGCATCTTCTCTAAGTGTAGGAGGAGTTGCTAACTTTGCTAATACAGTAACTATAGCTGGAGCAGTATCTCTTGCTTCTACACTAAGTGTTGGTGGTGCCTCTAACTTTGCATCTACAGTCACAGTAGTAGGCGCAGGTACTTTCAAAGACGACGTAAGTGTAAGCGGTAATACTAGACTGCTAGGCACAGTAACAGTAGGTGGTGCAGTCTCTTTAGCTTCTACTCTTAGTGTAGGTGGAGTTGCTAACTTTGCAGATACTGTGACAGTTGCAGGTGCTGTAAGCCTAGCCTCTACTCTCAGTGTTGGAGGAGCATCTAATTTTGCTTCTACTGTAACAGTGGTAGGAGCAGCAGCCTTTAAAAGCAATGTATCAGTAAGTGGTAATGTAGACATAGCAGGTAATGTATCTGTAGGTGGAACACTCTTTGCTGCTGGTGGTATTACATATGACGGTAATGTTTCAGTCTCTGGTAACTTAGCAGTAGGTGGTAATGTATCTGTAGGTGGAACACTCAGTGTTACAGGCGCAGTAAGCCTAGCATCTTCTCTAAGTGTAGGCGGTGCTACTAATCTATTAGGCACAGTGACTGCTACAGGTAATACAGGGTTCTTAGGAACTGTAAGAGTTAGTGGAGCAACAAGTCTTGAAGCTGCCTTAAATGTTACAGGTGCAGCTTTATTCTCTTCTACGGTTACAATAGCGGGTACTGCTATCTTTGAAGGAGATGTATCAGTAAGTGGAGCAGTTAATATAGCTGGTAACACTTCTGTAGGTGGTACATTCTTAGCTACAGGTAAGGCTGAGTTTGAAGATGATGTAAGTGTAAGTGGTAACTCAAACTTTGGTGGTACAGTTACAGTAGGAGGTGCTGTAAGTCTAGCATCCACTCTTAGTGTTGGTGGTGTAGCAAACTTTGCTTCTACAGTTACAATAGGAGGTGCTGTTTCTATAGCTGGTGCTTTAAGTGTAGGCGGTGCTACTAATCTTCTAGGAACAGTTACTGCTACAGGTAACTCAGGCTTCTTAGGTACTGTCAGAGTTAGTGGTCTTGTTTCTGCTGAAGCAGGTATTCGTGCTACAGGTATTATTCTTGCAACCACTGATACAGACACTTCTAATACTGGTAGCGTAACTCTTGACTTTAGTGCTAATCAAAACTTTGTATTAACGCTGACAGGTAATACAACACTTGCTAATCCTTCTACAGAAAGTGTAGGACAAGCAGGTGTTATAGTTCTTATTCAAGATGGTACGGGCAGTAGAACTCTTAGCCTTGGTACTGACTATGAAACAGCGGCTGCTGGTGGTATTACACTTAGCACAGCAGCTAACTCTGTAGATATTCTACCATACTTTGTTCAATCTGCTGGTAATATTTTACTTGGCACACCACAGTTGGCTTTCTCTTAATGACAATGTTTGGCTCACAATGGCTGGCTAACGCTGGTTCTACCTACGAGATTGATCAGTCAATTCGTTTTAACGACGACGATAGTGCCAAGCTATCCCGTACTCCTTCTGCTGGTAACAGGACGACGTGGACGTACAGCGTATGGTTAAAAAGAGGTAACATCCCCGGATTATCAAAAGATATCTTTTCTGCCAGCACAAATTCCACAAATCGTTTTGAAATACAATTTAATGCTAGTGAGCAAATTCGAATTTACCAGTCAGATTCAGGCTCAACGACCGACGATCTTATAACAAACCGATTATTTAGAGACCCATCTTCTTGGTATCATCTTGTCTTCCGGTACGACACCACAGAAAGTACGGCATCTGACAGAATAAAGCTGTACGTCAACGGCGTTCAGGAGACTAGCTTCAGCACGGCTAATTACCCCACCGCCTCTTATGAGGGTGATGTTAATGCCAATGTCGTGCATACGATCAGTTCAAGAGAATCTGGTGGTGTTTTCTTCGATGGCTACATGGCGGAGATCAATTTTGTAAGCGGAACCGCCAAAGCAGCGTCAGACTTTGGTGAGACCGATGCAGCCACCGGCCAATGGATTCCGAAAGAATACACAGGCGCTTACGGAACCAATGGATTTTACCTGACAGGGGCTAATAGTTCTGATTTTGGCGAAGATTTCTCAGGCAATAATAACGACTGGACGGCATCTGGCTTGGCCGCAAACGATCAGATGTCTGACTCGCCCACCAGTAACTGGTGTACTATAAATTCATTAGCTTTTGATAGCTCACAAATAACTCTCACTGACGGAAATTTGACCCTTGCATGGAATACTCCAAATGGAAATGGGGGTACGACTGCTCTCTCTACTTTTGATATTTCAAAGCATGGCAAATCTTACTGGGAATTTTCTGCTGCAAATAGTTCAGTTAATTACTCTGTTGGAATATGCACTAATACAAGTCTGTGGAGAAAGCCCAGAACCCAGTCTACATATAATGTTATAAGATATGGTGTGCAGAACGCTTCTACAGCAGAGATGCAAGTTACTTCTGGTGATGGTTCTATAGATAGCACTGGTGTTCTTGCTATAACAGGTTCCGAAGTTGGAATGATGGCTTTTGATCCTGCTAGTGGAAAACTCTGGGTAGGTCAGGACGGCACCTTTTTCAACTCAGGTGATCCAGCAGCAGGATCAGATGAGCAAGGTACTTTTACTGGTGATAATAATACTGGTCTATATGTAAATGTAGAAGATTATAGTAGTGCAGAAGCTGGTTCTGTTACTTTTAATTTTGGTCAGAGTGGTTTTGCCCACACACCGCCGACAGGCTTTACAGCCCTTAATAGCGCCAACCTCCCAGACCCGGCTATTGAATACCCGCCAGATTACTTTACACCCTATATCTACACAGGGGACAACACCGGCACAAGCAGGGCTTTCACGGGAGTAGGCTTTGCCCCTAATTTTGTTTGGACTAAAGCCCGTGGTGCAACTTATTCACATGCTTTGTTTGATACGGTTCGTGGTGTTGAGAAAT